GAATCATCGATGAATTGTTGGAGGTTTTTGATGCGTCCGTCCTTTGTGCGAATTCCGCCGAGAACTTGACGATACTTTTCAAATGATACGTTTTCTTCATTTTTATATTGACTACCACGTGTATAATCTCCCCATAGTAAGCGCCATAACTGGTCAAAGGTAAGACGCATCAAATTGGCCTTTTCAATAAGCGTCATTTCATTGATAATGCGCTGGATATAGTCTTCGTCGTTCAAGGAATACTTTCCACGAATAAAATCCACAAATCCAAATGAATCACGTCGACGTATCATCAAGAATTCGGGACCGCTTTCTCCACAACGAAACGCAATCACACCAATACTTGTAATGGGGGCGCGACAATTATTATAGACGTGATTATTTCGATTACAGTTATTACAAAAATACTTATTTCGTTCCACATTGTTTCCGCTACTTCCGAGGCGTATGGAATGCGAATGCGAATGCGAATGCGAATGCTTGTTCTGTCGTAGTTGGGTTATTTCAAGATAAGACATTGCTGATTTAGGGTTGTTCACCTTTTCATTGTGTTCGGAATCCATAATTGTCTCGTCTCTCGCGTATCGCGTGTTGTTAACTTCGATGGTCTTCTTATCGTATTTCTCATGTTGTTTTTATGTTGTTTGATTATAAGCGAAGCACCTACGTTGTATGCTTAAACTCGACGCAAAGGTATGGGGTCCACACTATTGGTTCGTGTTAATGACTGCCGCAGTGAATTATCCTGACCATATCAATGATGTCGTTCGAAAGAAATATTACGACTTCATCCAGAATTTTCCAATGCTAATACCCGACCCCGAAATGTCGTCAGAGTTTGCGCGAATGTTAGATAAATACCCGGTGACGCCTTATTTAGATAGTCGTGATTCGTTTATCAAGTGGGTTCATTTCATTCATAATCGGTATAATGTGCTTCTGATGAAGGATGAGATGTCTTTACACGACGCGCTCGAGAGATATTATTTACACTATCGCCCGCGTTCCGTCCAAATCATGGAAGAACTGAAATACCGAGAAAAGCTCGTGTATTTACTGGTTGTCGTGGGGTTAGGATATGCGGCGTATTATTATCATAATCGGTGAACCCGTCTCCACCTCCACCCTCATATGCCAAACTATGACGATATTATTCGCTACTATATATAACTATACAATATGGTAAAAGCCGAGTATATCGTATTTCTTGTCGCAGCCTTTCTTATTGTAAACACATACTATGATGGTAAGTTGACGAAACTATTCCATACGAATCAAAAGTGGATAAAAATGGCGACATTTGCGTTCGTCGGTCTCTCGCTGTTCCTCTTTTTGCGTCGTAATCCGGATAACTCTAGGCAGTTGATGTTTCACGCCAATGATATTATAAAGTATATGCCGATAAGCAAGGGGACGGCAGATATGATAACACCGTTTTTTGATATGACGGGGGTTTCGCCGGGGGTTCCGCCCCCCCACGACGGCAGTCAAACGAGCGGAGTGAGTGGCAGTGCGATTGGCCGCGCGATGAGTAGCGCGATAGGGGCGCCGTCGTGGGGGGGCGGAACCCCCGGGGTAAGAACCACGCCAAATATAGCACAGCCGTCGTTGGGGGGCGGAACCCCGGCCGAGCGCCGTATCTTGAACTCCGGCAAGAATTCTAGCAAGCGCAGTGTGAGTGAAACCAAGAAGAAATATGTCGCAGCACAACAAGGGTGGAAATGCGGAGACTGTCAGCGTCAATTGCCTGCGTGGTTTGAAGTAGACCATGTCATTGCTTTAGAACACGGTGGTTCCAACCACGTAGATAATTTAGTCGCTTTGTGTCGGGATTGCCACGGAAAAAAGACGGCGATGTCGTTCTTGTAGTGCCGCAGAGCGACGAAGCGACGAAGCGTAGCGGAGTCGCGGAGTCGCGATGCGAAATATTATATCTTATAATTATAACCAGGGTGTCGTTATTATTATAATGGATGCTTCCACGCCATCCTTTACAAAAATAATAGAATTTCTACCATTTATCATCATTACCGTCATTTTATTGGTCGGATTTTTTACGTGGGAAGTCTTCACAAAGCATATTTCTGTATTTGTATTACTGATAACCAGTATTCTATTTTCAATATGGCTTTATAGTGGTGATATCTATTCATATCTTAAATGGAAAAATGCGGCAGGAGGAAATGGTGGCGACCCCATTTTACCTTCCCCTTCATCACCTTTACAATTATCGACAGAAACTATCATTTGGGTCGTACTTGGTGTTATTCTATTTCTAGCATTCGGTCTTTTATTCGGTCTTACAAGTTATACATTCGGTAATAAGGTCGGGCAAACCAACCAATCCAGTATACTTGAATATATTAGTTATGGATTTCTTGGCGTCGGCAGTATCATTTTAATCTCCGTGTTATGGAAGGCCTTCCGTGGAGACAATGACTCGTCGTCGGAAGCAACTGCCAACGAAAGTCCCTTCGCATCAACACGTTTTAAATTAGCCTCCGGGTTAGTTCTCGCGGTTATCGGTATTTATATGAAGGTTCGTTCCGTGAAAATCGGTTCGAGTCAATCCCAGCAAGTGAATCCAGATAACGCAAAAGAAATCGTCGCCTCCATCTCTGATGTCGTATTAAACATCGGACTTATTTTTCAGGTCATCGCAGTGCTAGTTACATTGTATATGATGTATCGTTATAAAGTGTTTCACCCCGATTCAGGTTCTGGAAAATTATTCATAATCATTCGTTTCATTCCGGTCGTTCTCTTGTTTATTGCCGGATTTTTATTTATCGCGACTCATCAAAAATGGATACCTACTGCTTCGGGTATTGAAGTTGGTCCCGAACAGAACAACTTGTTCGCGGCCCACGGTATTGTGTATATGGTTCTTGCGGGTCTAGCACTTGTCGGAGGGTTGGGAAACATCGACAAAATCATCGTATTTAAGAGTATCGGGTGGATTATTATTGGTGCGTTTATAGCCGTCGCCATATGGAATTTTGTAGCATTAAACCAAAAATCCAACTTCAATTTGGACAAAAGCGACGCAGCCAATGGCAATGCGTATTATCAGCAAGTGAAAGAAGAAGTGGTCAAACAGATGACTGCGTCAGGTGAACTCAAGAATTTGACTCCAGATGAATCCGAACAGAAAATCAAGGATAAAATACAAAAACGTATCGACCAATTAAGTGAAACCAACAATAAAGCAAGTGCAGTTGTGAGCAATCTATTCCTTTCTCTCGCGGTGATTCTTATGGTCGTTATATGTGTATTCTATTTTGCGAAGATGAAGATCGTTGAATGTATGAAAATACCCAATGGGGTTATGAATATATTCAAGGGAGACTGTAGTGACCCGAATTCATATCAGGTCAATCAGAATTTGAATAAAAAACTCAACGGAAACGCTGCGACAATTGAAACATTGACAGCAGACCAATGGGGGGAAATTACGAAAAATGGCGGTTTTTCGGCCACACTTGCAAGTTTGTCTCGCTGGAATCCATTCTGGTCGTTGATTACTGTCATTTTATGTATTTCCATCGTATACACAAATGTATCCACGTCGGATACCACAATGGAGTGGATTGCGAAATCGTTTCGCGGAGATATGTTTCCGCGCGTGAAAGAACTACTAGATACATTTTTTATTGTTTTTATTGTCGGACTGTTATTGTGCGCGATACTATTAATTCCATCCGTAAAAGAGCAAAATATTGTCGCACTAGAAACGATTACAAAATTCATTGACTCTGTTCAAGTGTGGCAGTGGAAGGAGAATTCAGAACAACCTGGAATTGGAAAATGGATAGGAATTGTGTTACTCGTGGTTGCGGTGTTAAGTGTCGGTTTGTCCTGGTTATGGAAACAACTCGCAGAAACCGGCGGTGTATTTCCCAAACATTTGACAATCGTGGTGGAGATAGTCATTCTCTATGCGTTATGTTGTCTTCCTATTTTTTATCATATGATTGGTGGTGGTGGATTCCACGAAAGCTTTGCCAATGATAACAGATTCATAAAAGGATTACGAACTTTATTGACATCGGTGTATTTGGTTCCTGTATTGTTAATTGCGCTTTTCAAGTTATTCATTTATGGAATTGTTTGGGTGATTGGAAAACTGAGAAACAGTCCCGAATTTACTGCGCCATTTGAAAACCAGTTGTCGTTTTTTGATTTCACGAAATGGCACGCAGCCAAAGACGCGAACACCGACCGAGGAACAGACCTTCGTTTATTCGGACTAGGTAAAATCCCAATACCGACCGAAGTGACGACGGCACCAGCGGCGGCGGGAGTAGCGGGAGCACCAGCGGCGGCGGGAGCAGCGGCGGGAGTAGCGGGAGCACCAGCGGCGGCGGGAGCAGCGGCGGGAGTAGCGGGGGCACCAGCGGCGGCGGGAGCAGCGGGAGCGGCGGCACCCGTAAGTCCCGAACAAACAAAAATCAACGCAGTAGGTTCTCTCATCAAGGTCATCTTTATTGTCATCGCGATTGTTGTTATTATACTTTCCATCATTTACACTGTGTATAAATTTGGCGCGAATAGTAATGCTTCTGGTGGTGAATCGTCAACTGCCGACGGTGGGTTCGTCACGCAGATGAACTCTCCCACCGCACACACTATTTACGCGATTATGGCCATCGTCGCTATCGCCGGGTTCGTCGCCCACCTCCGAGAAAAATTCAAGAGCGCAAATGCGGAGAAGTCCCCCGAAGACTACCTTTTCAATGACGTCAAACCGGAAGACGCGAGTAGTCCGATGCGTCAACTCACCTTTGCGCTGACCCACATTATTTACATCGTCCTGATGATTATTGTATGGGTCTATGACCGCGATGTCGACGACAAGAATCGGATGTCGGTAACGGGTATGACCATATTGGGTATCGCGATTCTCCTCTTTCATTATGGATTGGAATTCATCGATAATCGCCTGCCGAGAGAACCGGGGGCGGGTGCGGACACCGCGAACGAACCTCCAAAGATGGCGCCATTGCGAAACCTCCTCTCCAATGTCCGATTCATTATGAATACCGTATTCTTCATCGTGTTATGTGCTCTCGCATACTATAAACAACACGGCATTATGGTCGCGCTCATCGTGTTTATGTTTCTGTTCCATCTCACGAAATCCATCCTCGGTCTGAAACTACTACAATTTTTATGGTCGTGTATTCTCTATATTCCTTGTTTGTTCCTCGACTTCCTTCAGAGTTCGCAATCCGCGGTGGGAGATACAACACGCCCCATCTGGATTATCGTCGCGATTGAACTCCTGCTTATCGCCATTTTATACGGTGGGCCTTATTTATTGAACTATATCGGGGCATCTGCGTCTCAAATGGTCGCCGCACCAGTTGCTCTTAAGGAGTTATATGACACAAATTTGACGACGCAAAGTCCACAGATATTCATTTTCCATAATACCGGTATGGACCGCACACCAGAAGATACTGCTGCCAACTGTCCGATTGAAGAGAAAAAGCGGTATAACTACTCTATTTCGGGGTGGTTCATTTTGTATAACAATATATCCATAAAGAACCAAGATTTAGAAATATTCAACTTTGGTGATACGCCCAAAATGACATATAATCCATTTACCAATGAACTGAAATTGATATGTTCTACTGTGAATATAACAACCAGAAATGCTGAAATGACCGAAATCTACAATTCTCGTAAGATTTATAACGAATATACCAAAACCTCGGGAATGAATCTGGCGCGAAACGCGAAATTTCAGATGTTAACTGAAAATAATGATTTAGATTCAGATATTCCTCTTCAACGATGGAACTATTTTGTTGTGAATTATGACGGAAAGACGATGGACCTCTTCTTGAATAATGATCTTATCTTTCGTAGTGAGTTTATAATGCCAGATATTCAATTAAAACCAATTACCGTGGGTTCCGAAAATGGATTAAATGGTAATATTTGCAACTTTCAGTTTCACAAATATCCCCTTACAAAGGAACAAATGAGATGGACCTATAAAATGTTGAAATCACAAAACCCTCCAATGATAGGAACACAAACATTTCAGGATGAAATCAAAGAGGCGGGAAGCGCGATAAAGTCGAGAACCGCAATAATGTATACGAATTAAAACGATTCGTAGAGTTAAGGCATTTGCGCCAAATAGAATTATATTCAGTATATGTATACGAAAATATATTCCGAATACATATATATTAGTAATGAACTCTAAACTCGTTCTCGCCGTAGTTGTCATTCTTTTATTGTTGTATGTCATATTCAAAGCACTTACGACAAATTATACGACTTTAGGAATGATGCAAAAATGGGAAAATAAGACTACGATATCTGGTTCAGAATTACCAAATAGTTTTAAGTCAAATAGTTCGATTTCCTTATGGTTTTACATCAGGTCTTGGGTAGACAACGCTTCACTTATTCAATTCTATAAGTCTGATTCAACTATATTTAAAATCCAATTCAAGAGTTCACAAAACACGATTCAAATTTTTCCTAGGAGTGGTGTTAGTAGTGCGGATGACTGCGAAATTTCTGATTTCCCTCTTCAAAAGTGGGTCAATCTTATTGTCAGTTTCAATGGTTCCGCAATGGACGTATATGTAGATGGTAAATTGATGAAGTCGTGTGTTGTAAACTTAGGTTCTAAACTGAAAGAAACCACCAAGGTCGTTTTAGGCGATGATAGTAAGAACGTCAAAGACGGAAATGTTGGATTTATAACGAATGTTAAACTGAAAGATGCACCCGTCGCGCCACAGGAGGCGTGGGATATCTATTCGCAAGGATTTGGTGGAAGCCCGTGGAGCGACCTCCTCAACAAATACAAAGTGAAGTTAAGTTTCATTGTTGACAATGAGGAAAAGGCAAGTGTCAGCACTTAATCATAAATAATCATAGAACGTGAACAATAGATTCGAATGAATACATTGTTTTTTTATTTGATATATATAGTATATTACTTATTTAACATTATCAAATATGAGCGACAGTGGCAGTGGCGGGGTTTTAAATAATATAACTTCTGGTTTTTCGAAACCAGCCGACGCAGGTCTTTCCGGTTCAACTTCCGAGGGTGGTGGATTTGGTTTAAGGGAGTTTATGGAATCCAACAGTCTTGTTGCAAAATTTGCATTTATTTTGATGGTGTTTATTGTATTGACTGCCGCAATCAAGATTTCGATTATTGGATTATCTTATTTGATGCTTCCCAGCACATCTCCGTATGTTCTTGAAGGAACCGCAAATACCGAAGACCTCGTGAAGTATGTCTCACAAGACCCAGCAGAGAAGGATTCCGTTTTCATCGCCAGATCAATGAACGAAGATGGTGGTTTAGAATATACATGGTCGGTGTGGTTTTTTGTGAATCAAGTTCCAATTGATCTTGGAAAATACTCCCGAATCTTTAGCAAAGGTGGCGAAGGAACCAAATCTGCGAAGGACGGTATATATTATCCAAATAATGCTCCAGGTATATATATCCGATTTTCAGATGATATTAACGCAACCAATCCAGATAGAACAGATAAGGGACGAAACATTTCATTGATTGCTCTTGTAGACGTAAGTGGTAAAAACGATAAATCCGGCAGAGAAAATCTTCACGAGAAACTCATAACAACGGATATTCCTATGAAAAATTGGGTAAATGCAATCGTTCGTGTAACCAATAATGTTATTGATTTGTATATCAATGGTCGTCTGGCGCAACGCCGTAAGACTGCCGGTATTCCCATTCAGAATTATGGCAAGGTCAACATCGGTGAAGCCAATTCCCGAGACCGGTTTAGTGGATATATCTCCACAATTCAGTATTTCAACTATTCCATCGGTTCCACAAAAATCAAGAGTATTGTAGATGAAGGTCCGATACTGAAGATGGTTACTACTTCTGGCGCAGGAATGGAATCCACCAAGAATGTTAGTTCTTACCTTTCTAACAATTGGTATATGCGTTAATATTTTTTTACATTGAGATATCAGCGATAGGATATCATATCCGTGTAAAAAAATATAAATGTCGTCTACAACTCCTGTAGTCCCAGTGTGGACTCCGCCGTTAATGCAAGACACTCCAAATAATATAGATAATCCTGGAGATGTATACATTGATATTATACCAGGCGACCCATCCTCACGTGTAAATGTCTATTCATTGACATATGGCACTACATTTACACTAATTGACGGAACATTTACAATACCGAATGGAATCGCACCCCGTGATACGGATGTCCCGGATGAACTATTGAATATGCGTAAGACACTTATTGGGGTTATTCCATTGGTCAACATTTATTCAAATCACTCCCGTACACCAATCACTGTTACATTTCCAACCAACAGCACATCCATAACCGTCGTATCCTTCAGTCGTGATTATTATTTTATACCCCAACCGTCCTATGACCCATTTAATACAATCGACCAGTACACGCGTCCTGGCGCCACAAATGTTCGTCTTTCCTATCGAAATGCAATCGTCATCAATGGTATTCTTAACAACACTGGCGGTTTCAGTTATGGTCAAGATAGTGTAGTATTCCGAATGCAAATCAAGCAAGACGCATATCAAGCAAGTGGTATTGGCAATGATACGATTTCTTATTCGGAAAAAAAGATATTACTTCCGATTACTCTATTAAAAACTACATCTTCATTGACCCTTAAACAACCATTTACCGGAATCGGTTCTCTACCCACGAATTCGATACCGGATAGAAATGGGATTATTACGCGTGAATATCTCGATGGGTTTATCGATCTCAACATAACGGATTTTGCGATAACGAGTCGTAAAAAAGTCCTCGACGGAACATTGGACTACAATGATATCATTTACTATATAACACAAGGGTCAGGCGGTCCACGTGATTTCGTATATACGAATTCAAACCTAAGTATTGTCAAGAACCGCATTATTTTTAATAAAGTAACCGTTCTTGAAAATGGTTCTTCCGGTCCGATTCCTATTTTGTTTCTTCAAGAAGAGACTGCCATATACAAACGGTCGCAAGTTATCGGGGACACTTCACAATTTGCGACGATTCGTATCAATATTGTCAAATCAACACCAACCTTTGTTGGTCAAATACCGGCAGTAAATACCGGAGTTTTGTCGACGGTGTATCGTTTAGAGGATATGAATAAAATGTCAACCGAACGTTCGTTTGTTCTTACGCCGCCATCATCCAATAATAGCGACCCAGAGGCTACGTTTGTCTTTTCTTCCTCCAATGAAAGTATTGTTAAAATCGTTGTATCACAGGGGACGGGGACCACGACTACATCTGTATATACTGCTTTTCTATATGGGTCAGGAACGTCGGTTATTACCATAACGCAACCCTCCACTACAAATTTTAATCAAAAAATTGCGACATTTGATATCAATGTCTTTGAAATAACACCTGCGATTATTAATTGTAATACGAATCTATCTTATAATAATCCCTATAATCGCCAATTATGGACGCGGTTCAAACCGGAATGTCGTCCGTCTGATTTAGTGGAACAAGCAACAGGTCGCAAACTCACAATACAAGAAGTAGATGAGATATATGATATGCGTCGCAAAGCCGAAATATTGAAATACAATAAAAATGTTGGAGGATTGACGAAGAACCAAAAGTATGCGAAGGCCTCTCGTGGAGAATTAATGCGTAAAATTGGGAATGAAAGTAAATATTTATCGCAATCGAGTGGTGGTGTAGGGGGACCATTTACATTAACGTGTCCGACGACACCGGCGAATCGCGCGGTTCTTTGTGGACTTACGAGCGCGTGTGGTGTTCCAGGAAAAGAGCGTTTGCTTTGTCTCGACCCATCCGTGAATCTTTATAATTATAAACGAACTTATGAATACAGAGCAGGTCTTCAAATAACACTCAATATTCCCACAACAATACTCAGTGAACCTACAAATCTACGCATAACACAGTATGATAATATTAATAACCGGATTACACTTGTATGGGATGCACCAAATTCAAATGGCGGTTTTCCGATATCGGCTTATGTTATCACTTATTCCATTGACAATAAAAAATGGGACCCTTACAAAATCGTATTTCCAGCAGTATCCGTATCCAATACATTCAATCCAATATCCGGCGAAATCAACGGGAATACAGTCATTTTTGAACGGGTTCCTGGTTCGGTTGAAATTCGTGCGAACACGGTATACTATATTTCAGTATTTTCGGGAAATGTAAATGGATTATCAAGTATACCAGCAACAATTACACTGAAAACATCATCTGTCCCATCTATTATTAGCGACCTTGGGTTTTATACACCGACCGATG